TTCATACACTCGGTTTGTTTTTTGTGAAATCGCGTATTCGAATATCCGTTTCCAGTCTATCGTCTTGCATCGGCTCTTTTTCTTGTGCAACCATCCGGCCTCCGTGGCCCAAAACTCCTTGCATGCCTTTTCAAGCGTCAGTTTGATATTCACGCCGGGATTGAACCGTTGTCGTTCTGCCATCCACTCCCTGTTGCCAACCCATCTCTTCCATGCGTCCCGGCAATCTTGCAGGTAGACCTCGAAGCTGTCTCGCCACGTCACCTCCTTCGGGGTTTCCGGCTTCTCTCTCGCGCGCACGCGCTTTGAGTTTTTACCAGCATCTTCTGAAATATCTATTATCTCGGCATCTTCGAGTACGTCAGTACGAGAAGTACTCTCTATGTCTTTCTTCTCTATAATATCTCTTATCTGTTGTTGCTCGCTGTGTTGCTTCTTTGTTGCTCGCTGTGTTGCTCGCTGTGTTGCTTCTTTGTTCTCCTCTTTGTTATCGCAAAAATTTAAACCGACGTAATTATCGAAATTACAGATAGTTATTATGGTATACGTCTTTGTTGCCGTCTTTGTTACTTCTTTGTTGTTGACTATGTTGTCAAGTGTGTTGCGTGTTTGTTGGAGACTTTGTTGTACCCCTTCGCTCAACTTAGACAGACTCGTCACCACTTGCCCGCGTTTAACCGTGATCCCGTTCCACTCCGATTCCGTAATGTTCGCGTTCATAACCAACCATTGGATCATGGCGTGTTCCCGACATGACTTAACGCTGGTCTCCCGGTACCATTCGGTAGGAATTTTCATCCATCCATTTTGTATGTCCTTTAGCTTCATAATAGGTTGAAAAATAAAGCGAACCAACAAGAACTTGCCCTTCCTGTCGGTTCGCTTGGAATGACCTTGCGGCCATTATATCATACATGCGAGGGCAAGTCGCTATGCAAATATACGAAACTTTCCGGAAATTCCCAACTTTTCAGTCTATTTTTTGGCTTCCAGAATCGGAAGGTTGGCTTCGGTAGGGATGTAAATCACTTTTTCCGGGATATTTCCCTGCTGTCGTACCCACAAATACTGAATGTATGTCGGAGTTATGGAGCCGTTTTCGATGCGGATAGCTTCGGCCGCTCCTTTCGCCCGTTCGATTTCGGCCTGCGCGTTCAGTTTCTCCGCCTCAAGATTCGCCTTTGCCTCTTCGATCTTGATGCGGCGGTTCTGCTCCGCCTTGGCAAATTCGGCCTTTCCGGCCATCTCCTGCTGCCAGACGCTATAAGCGGGAAGCCCCATCATCAGAACCAAGGAAAAGACGATCGCCACTACCACTACAATCAGAACATTGATAATAGATTTCATAACTTTTTGTTTTTTAATTTGTTGTTTAATGATGACGTTGTATTTTGGGACGTTTGAAAATATACTCCATTCTCTCACCTATGACCAGCACCCGAACCAAATCCCAGCCACGAACTCCAAAAGCGTTCATTACTTCTTCTGGCATCGGGGCGTATTTGCTGCCCACGATTATTTTGTACTCTATCTGGGTCATATCGAATCGTATTTAACGGGTTGAATGCGCTTCATGTCCGACCACACGAAGCCGCGGGCCTTGAGTTCTTCCAGCAGTTTCCGGTCGGTGTAGCCTGCCAGATCGGGATTGTGAATCGCCCCCCCCCTCCGGGCAGGCAGGGTTGATTTTCGTTTGGAATATGCTTGGTTGGCATATTCTCGAAGGCATGATTTGCATCTCGGATTCATCCCATCCTCGGTGCTCTTGAGTCGGCCGAACTCGGTGATCGGCTTAGTTTGTTTGCATCGTATGCATGTTTTCTGTTCCATGATTCTCAAATTAGAAATACATAAACTTCGTTTCCTTGTGTGTCGAGTGTCGGCCATTTCTGGCGTACCTCCACCATTTCGCAATCCACCACGTTCTCCCGGATCAGTTTGGCCGCTCCCTTTTCCAGATGCGAGACCCATACGGCCGGGATGGAAATTTTGTGGCGTTTCTTCACTCCCTTATCGTCCACCTTCGTGTGGTATTTGACAATGGATGTCGGCCCTCCTACCCAGTACACCACTCGGTATTTTTGGCCGTTTTGCCACGACGGAAGGCATATTTTATCTCCTTCCTTGCATTCTGAAAGCTTAACTTGTTGCACACCCCCCCCCTCTCTCATTTTCTTTTCGGTTTTTTGCGGGCCGCGAAGTTTCGAACTCCGTCCTTCGCCGGCTCCGCTGGTTTGACATCAGGTTTATTTTCGGTTATAATGGGCATCTCGATCCCTTCCTTCGGCTCGAAGTAAATGCACCATTTGTCCATACAGATCGTCAGCGTTCGCGCCTTGAGGCAGTGAAAAACATGCTGTCCGGGCCAGTGAACGCACGCGGTGCAGTTTACCTGCGGGCTGTCCAATACGGATCGGCGCGTACTATTTTGCTTTACCATTTTCCGGGATTGTTGGTTCTACCATCGCCATCAACAGCATTTGGACGATCAAAATAGGCAGGTACAAATACAACAGCCAACTACTTTCCGGAATCTTGAACTTTTTCATTGTGTTTCTTGTTTATTTCAACTTTTATCCAGTCGGGAAGATTCGATTCGGCCACCAAAGCGACATTGTCGATCTTCACTATTTTCAGCGCGCCGGTTTTGGCGTAATGGTAGAGAGAACTCAGCGGAATGCCGCTCGCGTCGGCCAGCCATCGCAGGGTATGAAGGTTTCGTGTGTCAGTTATCATACCCCCCCCTATTTGGATTGTTCGGCATTTTCTACACGGGCGATCATCGCCTCATCTTCGGTCTGTCCGTCGGGGTATTCTACCGCGGTCTCATACTCCACGTCGTCGGACATAGGCGTGCCGTTGTCGAACTTAATGGCGGTGGCCAGCTGGTTCATGGCCGTGGTAGAATAGGGATCAATGATCGCACCCTCGCGCAGCACCCGTTTCGATACGGTTTTATGATACATTACTTCCGGGTTGGTTCGCCACATTCCGGTGGGCTTATTGAAGGATTTCGAATACCTCTGGCCCCATGCCATCAATTCCTCAATGGTCATGTAGCAATACTTCTCGAAGCCCGTGAGCTGGCGAATGTAGGCTATATATCCTTGCAGGATTTCCCGCTCGTGCGGCCCATCGTTGTACTTGTATTCCCCCGTAAATGGATTGTGGGATAATATATCCCCCTCGTACACTTTTGCCGTGTTGAATGTCGCCATTGTACCGGTGCGGAAGGCCAGCTGTTGAAGGCCGCGATTCATCACCTGAAACGTACACCGGTCGCCGTAGGGGATCAGGGCCGACTGGCTCAGGTTCGGGTCGATGGACAACCCCGTGCAGGCCGATACCATCGCCGATCTCACCACCGTGCGCGGGTCGCATTTGTTGAGGGCCGCGGCGGCCGGATCGCGCATCAACAGCAGGATTGTTTGCATGAACCGCGGGGCGAATTTCTCCCCCAGAACGTCCATAAATTGGTCGCGGGTGCTTCCTTTCGTAAGCCATGATTTGATTTGTTGAAAGTTACTTTGTGTTACGCTCTTTTGCGGGGCCTGAATGGTTACGGCCTTCGCCTGTTCGGTCATCTGTTTTGCGTCCATAGCTGAAATTTTTGTCAAGTAGTTTTTTGATTCCGTCTTTCCATCCGCCGGAGGTAAAGCCGCCGCGGGTGTTGTCTGAGAGGTTGTGCCACCGCATGTTGGTGGGGTACACGTCGAAAATACCGATTGCGCTGCCTGTAAGTATAAAACCCTCTTCCGTGGTTCTCTCGTCCACATTTATGCGCCTTCCCATCGACCGTATGCACCTGCAAACACGCATTTGGTAGGGGGACAAATTTTCGATTCTCATGTCATACCCTTTGACCCTCGAATAGTCGGTTATCAACTCGGTGATCTGCCGCGTTCGCCGCGCCACCAGCTCTTCCTTGGTTTCCATCACTTTTTTATGTCGAATTTCCGATACGCTGAAATGGTGGTATACTCTTTGGCCAGATCGGGGTGGTCCTCGCTGAATTTGGCCAGATCGAAACGCCTCTGATGAATGGTGCGGTAGGTAGCCAGCGCCCGGCCTTCGTAGGCAAGGGTATCGCGTTCGTCGAACAGCGCCGACATTTTCGCCTTGATTTCCTCGTATTTCTTGGCCGCTTCATTCGCGTTGCGCTTGTAGATCATCGCCTGCTCGTGCATTTGCGAGACTTCATGCCCCACCTTGATGATCCCGGCCGTGGATTCGGGGTGCAACAGCTGCACGTCATCGCCATTTATAGGCTCCGGCTGTTCGCCCCCGATAATATGGCGTTCATACCATGCGCACGCCATTTCGATACACTTGCGGACATAGTCCCGGTCCGGCAATATAAGGCGCGATTTGAGGGATTTCGAACCGTCATTTACGGCCAGATATGTGCCGGGCCGCCCGCCTATCTCAGCTTCGAACTGGCATTGCAAAAACCATTCGGACGGAATGGTCTCCGGTACGTCGAAGTCCACATGCATCGCGGTGTCTTTGATCTCCAAGAATGGACGCCCGGCAAGGTTCGTCCCCTCCTTGAAAATCTCGCGGTCCGGGGCCACTTGAATGTAATCGGGGTACTCGTCGTTGTGGAATACGGCGATCTCTTTGGATCGGCCCACCACCTTGAGGCCTGTCTGCTGCTGGAACCAGCGCGCTATTCCGTCCTCCATGAACCGCCCGCGATACATGGATTCCTTGATCGGCTGCGCGTCCCGGTTTTTCCATTCCAACCACAATTGCAGTGGGGTTTTGTGATTGCTCAGGCCGAGGATTATACCTATGTTCGATCCTCCAATCACGAAATTTTGGTTTCGGTATTCCAGCCACTCGGCGCGGGTCTTGAAAACTGTTTTGCGGATTGCCATGTTATTGGTTGGTTTTAAGGAAGGCTATCGCCATTTTCCGGGGTTCTACATGAATTGTTGCGCTTTCGTGATCCGGGTATATTTCGATATTCCGGAATTGGACCGCATTCAGGACCGGATAACTTCCCTCCGGAATCTGTACGGATTTCCAATGCAGATCGGCGGAGATGATGACCGTTACGTCCTCGCGCCCGTTCGGGGTGTCGATGTTGACCACTTCCGACCCGGAAAAGAAATCACCGTCCAAATGGTCCTTGAATGCTTCGGCAATGGCGTTGTACGCCGCAGTTGACAAATTGTAAATCATAATTTTGAATTTTTAAATAAGCTATCCTTGTTGATAATCTGAATCGTAGTTGAGATCAACCCCCGTTTGATGATAAATTCGTAGTGGGTGTCGGGGCAGTGTTCCCAAAACGGATCGCCGGGTTCTGCCCACCATTCGTATACGTAATAATTTCCGGGCTTCTGACGCTTCGCAACGTCTTTGATGTATTGCAGGTCCAAAGACTCCGCGATCTGCGTTCCTTCGGCCGAAAATAGGGTATAGTGCGCGATTTTCATTTTACGGGAATCATCATTAAATCAAATCTACCTTCGTCTTGGTCTACTATGTCCTTCCCGTCAACGGTCCACGAAGCCGGGAATACTTCGCCGCTTGGCCCCTGTACTTTGCCTAAAAGTTTGTATTTCTCTGCTCTTGGCCGTAGTTGTAGATCGACTACTTTCCAGCCGTGCCGGGTTTGTAGGATATAATCCCCGGTCATGTACTTCAACAGCTCAAATTTTTCCATAATAGTGTTGTTTTGCGGTTTAACTTGCGAAGGCCGGGGAGGTGATCCCCGCGGGTTGCTGCCCGTCGGTCTGCCGCGCCTTCTCCACGCGATGCGAATGCTTCACCAATACAATTTTGCCACTTTATGCCGTCGCGGGCGGCTGGGGTTTCGGCCAGTGGCGGACCCCTCCCCCGAAGGGGGCTATTTCGTTACCTCGTGGATTTCGCACTGGCCGAGTATCGAAACCTCCACCAGAACCACGTCGCCGGCGTCATAAACCCGCTCCACTCGGAACGAATACCGGAACATAAGCCAACATATCGCGGCGGTCACAATCGCAGTAACCAGATACCGCATAAAAGTGCATTTTTTCATGGCTATTTGTGAATTAATAACAAGTCTTTTGCTGAATCATATCCGGCCCTAATTCGGCCGTCCAGTGTGTAGGTATTGTCACCTATTGCGATCGGATAATTTATGCCCCTTGTAACCGTTACTTCCCCTTCAACAGTGGAGCCGTCGCGGTGTATAAGCGTGTAGCGGCCTGATCCCCAAAGTTTCAATTTGAAACCATATCGGCGTGTTTTCATGGCTCTAATCTTTAATCTCTTCGATATGTTTGTTATTCATGCAGGGGCAGGCTGAGCAGGCTCCCCAAGCGGATTCATTGTGCGCTCCGAAGGCACAAATAACGTCGCAAATTTGGGTCTGGCTGACCCCCTCCGGATCTGGAACAAGGCGATATTTGCGCCCCCGGAGCACGAAAGGCTCGCCGTTTCGGCTCTTTCGGATCGCCTTCCGTTCGATATAGTCGATATTATCAAGATTATTTTTCATCGGGTTGTCGGTTTTGAAGGTTTGCGCACATATCTGCGTATCTCTGGGCAGACTTCAACACTCTCCACCCCGCAGCGAGGGCGCGCGTCTGAATATCCAACAGCGGCTCAGCGGTCACCTTTCGCCCCTGCTCCCACTTGGCGAATTGCGCAGGGGTAAACACTACTTTCGCTATATCGCCGTTATACACCAGCGCACAACCGCCGTAACTGTATTGGTGCCAGCCGGATGCCCCATTCAGGACTATGTCCAATGATAGGGCCGGTATTGCTGCGTTTTGATCGGCGCACCACTTGCAGATCTCTATATAACTGTCTAGCAAAAAATCAGCATAATAGGCCGTTGCTTTATTCCATTGCCCGCGTTTCCGTTCGGTCTCGGAAATATAGGTGCGCATGTCGGAAAGATATTTAGGTGAGTTTAAAATATTGTGTATCATGTCTTTATGGTTATTTGATTTTGACAATTTGGCGATATTTAACCTGCGTTGCGTACTGATAGATGCATACGCCGTAATCACTTGGATTATTCCGCTTGCGCCTATCTGGGTCGCTGATATTGTACTGCTTTATGACCGCATCCATTACATAGTAAGGGGCTGGATAGCCGTATTGCATCGGTACGGCGAATGTCTGTTCGGACGGGTAACCCTGATTGACCGTTACAATCATGGCAAAATACGGGTTGCCATAGGTTTTTTGAAACCACGTAAAGCAGTGCGCTGAGATCGAGCGAAGGCGATAACGGCCGATGCGAATAATATCCTTTTTCATGGTGGTAGGCTTGATTAAAAATTTGCTTTCAGTTTCAGAAGGCGCAAGCATTCTCGCAGCTCGCTGTCCGTGTACTTCTCGGCGATCTCTCTGGGTACACCATTCAGGTTCATTGCCAACTGGATCGCACGCTCTTTCGAGACCTTCGGGGTTAATTTGATCCTTTTCATATTATTCGAGATTATACAACCGGATTTCATAATCATCGTCCACGTACAGGATCATCGTAGGCTCGATCTGGTCGAGTTGCAACGAAAATACGGCGTCTTTGCCTGCGTAGATATACGCCCACTTACCGGAAAGAGATACCTTTTCTTTCGATCCGAAATAGTTAACCGTGTCGGCTACATTTTCCACGACACCCCACGATTCATTACCGAGTCCGTCGCGGTTGATCGCGTCAATCAAGTTAAATGCAAAGTTGTTCATAGTTGTATTGGTTTTGTGTTTTTCTCTATACAAATATACGCAAAAATATTTACTTTGCAAAATTTTCTAAAGAAAAATGCACGGTTTTTCGCAACTTTTTTTCGCTGATCCGAGAGTGCCAGCAGCGGAACCCCCGACCTGCCCGACGAGCCTACACCCTGCCCCGCCCACACCGGTAGTACCTCCCCGGCTTCGGTATCTCATAGGTCGGAGGTCTACCATTCGACATATACCGCTATCCTATGAAATACTACTATGTGTGTGCAACGCAGGAGCGCGGGCACGTGCGGGCGTCCGGGCGCGTGACGCGAAAGTGTATGCGTGTGATGCGGGTGCGTGCGTGGGGGTGTGCTCGTGTGCGTGTGCGCATGCGTGAGGGCGGGTGCGGGTGGACGGGGGTGTGCTGGCTGGGTGCGTGGCTGCTGGTGCGCCGAAGGTGGGGGGGGCAGGTCGGGCCTGAGCGCGAGCCGAAAGGCGAGCGCGAAGGAAGGCAACGAACGCAGGGTAAACAGGGCGGGGGTGGGTCCCGTGCTAACACTCCCCATATTTTCTCCCGTGGTTTTTTTGGGACTATGGGGCTGAGAACTTTCCCTTACTGGACATTGAAATCCGCGGGGGATTGGTTTTCGGGACCTGTTCCTAAAAAACTTTATTATCTCTGATGTTGCGACATTTCGGGATTTTGCTTATATTTGCGCAAAACGTAATGCTATGAAGATACTTCGTAAATCGCCGGCGGCGCCGGTAATGTTTATGGCGGATATTTCGGGTGGCCTGAGCTGGAATCAGGCCATTGCGAAGCATACGGACATCGGGTGCATCCTGAAATGTCTGGACGAGGGTTATATCCCCGACGTGTATGGGGTAGTCACCAACGACGGCGGGGCGAAGGTCTGCGTACAGCTCAAGGGTGTTTCGATCAAGACTGTCGAGGCTGACGGGGAGATGGAGTATATCATCGAGTCGGGTCCGACGCCTCAGAATGAGAGCTACGACTTCCTGCGCATTTCTCTCAAGGACACGCCCGCGGAGGGTTACGAGCCTATGGCCGGCGGGAAGTGGTACGTATTGGTCACTGAAATCTCCCAGCGATGGGCGCCAGCAGAGTAAGCCATGCGTAAGATCATACCCCCCCCCACTGCCTTCGCTTCGTTCACCGGCTCGGCCGAGTATGTGGGCAACACTGATGCGGACCTGAGCCGCAACCTTGCGGAGAATGTCGATCTTCCCGCTATCTTCCGGACGCTGGATCAGGGCGTATGTCCGGGGCTGATACTGTCGGCCGACGATGGCAGTATGATGATCTGCTCCGGGGATATGGTGATTATTTCGGACGACGTCATCGCCATTACCTTCGCGCCGATCAGGCTGTTCGGCATCTACGTGACGGTGGGTCTTAGTACCTTCGATTCCGGCGGGGTTGCGGTCCGGATTCCCGGAACGGACTGGTGGCTGGACGCCACCTCGAAAGATGTGAAGTGAGGAAATTTGGAAATCCGGAATTTCTCCCTATCTTTGTGATGTCGGGCGCGCAACCCGATCGGCCGGGGCGGTTTTGTTTTTTTCTCAGATTCATTCCTCCTTTCCCAAGATTCAGGTGTGTACCCGGCCGCCTTTCGAAACCTCTGGGCCTGACAGTCGGCCTGTTCGCATAATGGTTGGATTTTGCAGCGGCGCCGGAATTTTTCCGGCGCTTTTTCGTCTCTTTTTTGATTTTACCGGAAATTTCGCTAAGTTTGTCCGGACATTAACCCCGAAGCAATGATTATCGCCAACTCCACATCCGCAGTGCGCATAAACTCCCAGAACGTCACCGGCATCGACCTCGACGAGTTCACCGGGACCGTTACTATCCACTCTTCGGTGGACAAGGAAGAGCTGGAGATCACTCCCGACCTGCCGGCATCCGGGCCGGGTCTCTACATGGCGCTGGTCCGCGCCGTGGCTCAAGACAAGCCTTTGTGCGACATCCGTAAATTCAAGTAGCGATGGGAACGAATCCGTGGGCGAACAGAGCGGCGGGCGCCGCGCCGGCCGCGGGCGCCGACGCCGAAGAGCGCGCCGCCCTGATGGAAGAGGTCCGAGCCGAGGTCCGCGAGGACGTGCGCAAGCGCTTCGGCGATGACAAGAATCCCGTGACGGAGTTCCTGCTGAAAGTCGGGGTGCTGGAGGACATGGAGGTCATGCGCCGCGTCACCATGCGAACCTCCGACAACAAGCTGATATACCAGTGCGGGAAGAAACTGGACCTGCTGAAAACCTACATCGCGCTGGCCAAGGAGACCATCGTCATGCAGGAAAAACAGCAGAAAATAGACTCGGCGGCCGGCGCCGGCGACGATAAGGACGAGGTGATCGTTTCACTGGAAAGAACCTGATGAAAGTACGGCTGGACATACCCCTGAACCCCAAGCAGGTAGAAATGTATAACCTGCTCAACTCCGGAAAGTTCACGGAAATTCTGTTTTACGGCGCTTCCCGCTCCGGCAAGACTTTCCTGATACTTTTCTGGATGATCGTTCAGGCCATCGTCTACAATGCCAACTCGCTGGTGGTGCGCGAGACCTTCACCTCGCTCAACATGGGTATGATCCGCCAGACGCTGCCCCGCGTGCTGGACGCCATAGCCCGGCTTAACGGCAAGAAAACATACCAGAAACTCATGGTCGGCGGAAAGCCCTTCGCCAAGTACAACGGCAAGGACAACGTGCTGACGCTGTTCAACGGCGCCTACATCCAGTTCGCGTCGATACGCGCCGGGGCGGACGGCGCCGGCGACACCTACGACAAAATCCTCTCCACGGACTGGGGTCATATCTTCGCCGACGAGGTGTCGGAGATCGACTTCGCCGCCATCGAAACCCTCTACTCGCGTCTTGCGCAGCTGTTGCCCGTGCCCAACATCATGCTCTACGCCCTGAACCCCACAACCGAGTTGCACTGGACCTACAAACGCTTCTTCAAGCAGGAGAACATGGACGGATCGCCCCTCTCGGAGTCCATCACGGAGCTGATGTACGCCATGCACTTCTCCAAAGACGACAACGTGCAGTTTGTGTCCAAGCAGTACTTTCAGGGGCTGGACCGACTCTCCACCCTCTCCCGCGCCCGCTTCCGCGACGGCGAGTATTCGAAGATCGGCACCGGAAAGTATTTCCGGCAGTTCACGTGGCTCTACCGGCCGCATATCGACCAGATCGTAGAATGCGTGATCTACACCGACCCATCGGCCAAGTCGAAGGAGACCAACGACTTCAAAGCCACGGTAACGCTGGTGCGGACCGTAGACACCCGCATCTGGCTCTGGGACTGCCGCGCCGTGCAGGGCACGAGCCATCAGATGCTCGAAAACATCTACGAGCTGGCCATGAAAGCGCCCCTGACCCCGCGAATCATCATCGAGAAGAAACAGCTTCCCCTCGACTTCGAGAAGACCTTGCAACGCTTCCAGATCGACAACCGATGGACGGCGCCGATATGCTGGGACACGCTCAACCACGGCGACAAGTTCTCGTGCATCGAATCGACGCTGGAGCCGCTGGTAAATACCGGAAAATTCGTATTTTGCAACGAATTGCAGAAATGCGGCGTCTACGAGCATATCATCGACCAGTTCGTGCGATTCTCCGACACCAAGACCTCGGACCGCAAGGACGACATACCCGACGCCTGCGCGAAGGGCGTCACGTTCCTCAACCACAATATTGTCCAACAGTCGCGCACCGACGGCGCGCAGGTACTCTTCTACCGCCGCGGCACGCTGACCCAAATTCCAAGCTGATGCCAGTAGCAGTCAAAAACCAAAATTGGATTCAGGGCGTATACGACCCATCGACCGGAACGCATGACCCCGGCGTAGCAGCGCAAGTCTGCGCATCATTTCCCGCGTCGGCATTCCCCGACGGGTATCTGCGCTTCGCCGCGGCGCTCACCGATCTGTTCGAGGCGCAGGCCGATCAGGTGTTTGTCTTCGGCCGCACCGCCGCGGGGGAGATGACGGAACCCGTCATGGCCACCGGATCGCCCTTGACGGTAACACTCGGCGCCGAGTGGCTCGCCGACGTCGAAACCGTCTTTATCGACATCGCATGCACCGAAGATGTCACGGACCATGCCGCGTGGGCCTCGGCGGTCATTCAGCTCGACATGTCGCCGAACTACTTCCCCGAATCGGCGCTTGGCATCTACATCACGCCCCAACAGCTCCGGCAGTTCAAAAACATGTATCCGGACTGCGTGTCCGACGCCTACCGCGCCGCCGTGGGGGAGCTTACCGCCAACATCGGCAACATCTTCGACATGGCGGCCATGCTCGGCGAGCCGGACGAGAACAAGAAGGACGACACGATCCGCTGGATTTTGCAGGTCCTGACTGCATACAACATCGCATCGCCGAGCCTGAACTACTCGGAACCCCTTGCCGCGGCCTACGAGAAGGTCGCCCAAACCATCATCAAACTCAAGGGCGGAGTGGTGTCGCTCGAAGAGCCGGCGCCCTACCGCACTGATTCCCAGAACGCCAACGCGGAAGTCATCACCTCCCGTTACAAATACCTCGGATAATCATGGCAAAATTTAAGTTTCCAAAAGTATCGCCTTTTCAGGTGCCCCAGCAGATCGGCACCGGCAATATCGAATCCCGGTATCTGTTCAACAACTACCGCCGGGAGTGGACGCCGGCGCTGTGGCGGCGCGCCGTGGACATGGCCATCCAGTACTCGGACATGTCCCTGCTGGACACCCTCTACTCGTGGTGCATGCAGTCGTCGCCGTTCTTGGTCTCGCAGATCAACAAGCGCCTCATACCCATCTATAAGCGCAACTTCGTGTTCGGCCGCAACGGCCGCGAGAACTCCCGGCTGACGGAGAAATACATCCGGAACTCGTGGTGGTTCAAACGGTTTATCCGATATATCCTCCTGTCGCAGTTCTACGGATGCAAGATGGTGGCCATCAACCCCGAAAAGCGCAAGGTGGTGGACTTCCCCCTGCGCAACATCGACATCTTCAACGAAGCCCTGCGTTTCCAGACCTTCGAATACTATCAGGTCATCAACGCCTCGGACTATGACAACCTTTTCTTCTTCCAGCCGGAAAGCGATCAGGATTTCAAGCTCGGCCTTCTGCAATCCATATCCCGCGCCATGATCGGCATCGTGGAAATGTTCAACGACTGGCAGGTGCTGGGCAAAAGGTACTCTTTCCCCCTCACAACCATCGGTTACGACGCCAACAACGCCAAGGCGCAGACGCAGGCCCAGACCGTGGCTCAGAACCTCGACATGCTCACCATTCCCCTGATCCCCTACGTGCAGGACATGGTGAACAACGGCAAGAGTCTTTACTCCATCGAGGTAAACCCCATCAACACGCAGACGGGTTCCGACGCCTTCCGCGTGATGAAGGAGTACATCGTGGAATACCGCTCCGAGATCATGCAGGCGGTAACCGGCGGCACCCTGCTCGGCTCCACGGAGAAAAACACCAACTCCGAGCAGCTGGCGCAGATACATTGGGAAATCTATCAGGACATCCTGAACGCCGACGCCGAAATGGCCCTGATGATTATGAACCGCGAGGACACCAAGCACAAACTTGCCGTGCTGTTCGATGACGCCTCCATCGAATCGGCCCCCATCATCGAACTTCCCGACGACCGTCTGCCGATCAGCACCTTCGTGGACGTGGGCAACATGATGGCCAAGCAGGGGTCGAAGTTCAAGCCCGAAGCGTTCCGGCGCGTAGGCATCGACCCCTCGGACGTCGAAGCCGAAAAGAAGGAGGAAGAGAAGCAGAGCCTGATCGGCCGCGTGTTCAACCCCCGGAAGAAGGAGGATCAGACCGAAAAGGTAACCGAGAAAACCGAGACGGAATGAAAACCGCGCGCGACTTCGAACTCGACTGCCGCCGGCTACGGCAACATCTGATCGAGGTGCTGCCGGCAAAGCTGGGGGCGTCCATGCTGGAGGAGACGCGCACCAACTTCCGCAACGAATCCTACGGCAACGACGATGTGAGGAAGCGGTGGCCGGAACGGCGCTACGAGGACAAATTGACCTACCCCAAGCTCCGGTACACGGGGCGCCTGTTCCGATCCATCCAGCCGAAGGTACACCGTATCTCTTCCCGCGCCGCGGTCGTATCGCTCGGATCGCCTCTCTCCTATGCGCAGATGCATAACGAGGGATGGCGCCCCGGCATGCCTGTTACGGGTTCCACCCTGCGCCAGCCGCCCAGCGCCACCAAGCGCGTATGGCTTCCCCGGCGGCCCAAACAGCGCCAGTATATGGGCATCGGCCGGCGCTCGGTCCGCAAGTTCATGCAGGTGATCCGAAAAGAGGTGAATGCGGCCATGCGAAAATAATTTTTTCGCCGGAATTTGGAATTTATCTGAAAATAACTTACGTTTGCGTGAAATATGTTCGGTGACATCATAGATAGGATCATTCAGGTACTTCGCAATTCTCAGGTCGTGATTGCGAATAAAATGTCCGTCTGCGTCATATCATCCGACGAAACCCAGACCGTCAATACCCCCCTCCCGGCCATCGCCGTGGGGGTAGAGGACAGCAACAACGCCGACGTGTTCATAGGCGGAGCCATCAAGGACCGGCTCAGAATCAAGCTCTGCGTGCTTGTCGATCTCACCAATTATTCGTGGTCCGCTGACAAGCAGTTTCAGGCAAGCCTTATTTCGCTGGGGCACGGCGTCCGCAATGCGGTGGAAAAGGCCAAGACGGCAGGTGATTTTCTGGGACTCCAACAGAAATACAACCTGTGGCCTCTCTATCAGGGCTTCAAGACCTACCAGCGCATTTCCACCAAAGATACCTTCAACACCGAAGTGATGGTGTGCGAAGTAATGTACGAAAGCACGGTGTTCGATCTGGAGCTGGCCCGCGAGAGCCGGCCGACGGAAGATGTCGAAAAGGTAAAAATCAAAGGGTTCACCGGAACGGATCAGGACCTGACCACGGAGTTGCCCATCGTAACAACTTGATTATGGAATTGAAGATCAAACGGCAGAAACTCAGTGATGAATCGCTCAACGACAAGGATTATGTCGTTCTGAACGACGGTATCAACTGGGACCGCTACAAGAAAAATCCCATCCTGCTCTGGGACCACAACCCCCGTGAGCCTATCGGCAACGTGGTGAACATACGCCGGGGAGAGGACGGGGATTGGTATGGAGAATTGCGATTTGACGGAGTGACGGAGCAATCCCGGCAGCGGCGCGATCAGTACCTTGCCGGTACGCTCCGGGCCGTCTCTCTCTCCGGCAAAATATACTACACACTGCGCGACGGCATCAAGTACGCCACGCGCTTCGATGTGTACGAAATATCCCTCCTATCTCTTCCCTCGAATGCCAACGCTGTGGACGAGGTGGAGGGCGCCGAACCGGCACTGCGCGTAGGATTCTGCGCTGTGGAGGCCGAAGAGCTGGAATCCCTGACCTCCGGCTACACCGAATCATTAACCAAATATCTCAACAAGATGAAAGAAGAGAACCAGACCGCCGAGGTGGAGAAAACTGCCGAAGCGAAGGGTTCGGAAGCCCCGCAGGAGCAGGCTCAGGAGCAGTTCGCGGCCGCGGCCCAGCCTGCGGAAGCGGCTGACGCCGGTACGGTTTCCGAAACCGAGAAATTCGAAGGATCGCGCGAAGGCGCCCTCAGAGCGTTTAACGAGCTCCTGCGCCTGATCGGCATTCGGGGAGCCGAAGCCGCAAAAGCGGACAGCGACATGGCCGAAGAGGACCGCAAGGCCGCCGAGGAAGTGCGCGACGCCGAAAAGAAAGAAGAGGATGATGACGATGACGACGGCCGCGAAGAGCGCGGCGAGAATTTCGCATCATCGACAACCGAGCAATCCAAACCTGCCGCCCGCATCCTGAATGTGGAGGATACGGTTGAAAAATCAAGTAAAACCAACGTTCAATTCAGTTCCGCTATGGAAAGAAAAACCATCCACGAGTATCTTCGTGACAACGCCGGCAAAGACCGATTCTCCGAAGCCGTGCGATTCTCGGCGGCAGTAGGGAAAATGAACCCTAACGAAGCCGCTCAGGATTCGCGCATGAACCTCCTGCGCGAGTTCGCCTATTTCGCCGCCAAAGACCGCGGCTTCCGCGCCGCTGTCGGGGGCATGAACTTCGACATCGACGGCCGTCCCACCGGTACGGCTGACGAGGCCCTGAACCGTCTCGAACAGTTCGCATCGGGTCTCAACTCGATGAACTTCATCGAAACGACGCCCGACTTGGCCAAAATCGAGTGGTCCACGATGATCTTCCGCGAACTCTTCCCGGACGATTCGTGGGCAGACCGCATTTCGCGTCTCAGCGCCGAGGATGTGGCCGGCATCATCTGGATCAACTCGGCCATCAAGCCGAAGGTATACTTCGGCAAGCGTGCCCCGGTCAACGTGTCTCCGTCGCTCTACGACGATGATCCCGTGGGCATCATCATGCACCTCTTCGCCCTCGAAAACATCGTTTGGCAGCAGGCCAACACCGATCTGCTGGCGTACGACGATGTGGCACTCGGCACTTCGGAGGCCCTGCGCTGGCTGTCGTCGAAGGCCCACAACTACATCATCCAGAAGCTGTCGGAGGACGCCAGCGTTACGCGCCTGACCACGGGCGAGAAAACGTACTCGGCAACTAACGCCTTCCCGGCTAACCCGACGGCAACCGGCACGCTGAAAGAGATCGCCCCGGCGGACTTCCTCGCCATGCAGACGGCGTTCGTCAACCAGAACTACGTCATGGAGACCTTCGCCGCCGAAATGGTGATGCCGGCCGTCATGCACGAACAGCTCCAGTCGAACGCCACGCTCACGAACCTGCTGACCAAGAACGCCGGAAGCATGCGCCCGATGTTCGGAGAGTACGCAGGCTTCGCATTCCGTCCTCGTTCGATCACGACGCTGTATGACAGCGCCGCCAGCAAGATCATCGACCCGGAACTGTATCTGGACGGCAAGATCACCGACGAAACGGGCGCCATTCCCGCCTACACGCCGCCTGTCATCCCGGCTACGGCGTACGGATCGGCTCTGGCGTTCATCCCCTCGGAAGCCATCATCGCCATCGGACGTACCAACGTCCATATGGTCACCGACCCGTCGAACTACGGCTGGCGCATGTCGATGGATATGCGTCTGGGTGCCGGCGCCGCACGTAAGGGCGGACTTGGCATCGGCGTGATCGCCCCCGGAAATCAGGCCTAAGGCTAAAATCAACTCCCCACTGCCCCCCCCCGGCAGTGGGGATAACCAACAACTTTAAAATCACAAAATTATGTCCACGAAACCCGTTTATTCTGAGCAGTATTTCATCAACCTTATGGCCGCGGCTATGGCGTACGGCACGATCTACGTGACCAGCGACGCCAACACCTACCGCGACGAACAGTCGGCCATAACCCGATGCCGGGACTTCATGAAGCTCCGCCGGATCGTGCGCTACGCAACCATCACCAAAGCGACGTGCCCCACCAATGAAGATGAGCTGAACGCCCTGATGGTTACGGTAGAGAGCAAGGTGCCCGAACCGGTTCAGACGAAGGAAACGCCCCAGCCTATGGACCTCGCCGCCGCCGCCGCCGCTCTTGCGGCCAAGAAGGCGCCGGGACGAAAGAAAGGGCGGGCATCTGCCGAACCCGATCCCCAGCCTGCGCCGGCGCCCGATCCGGAACCGGAACCGGAACCGGAAAGCGCTGCCGACGACGTTCCGCAGAAGGAAGAAGAATCCGCTCAATAAGCATAAATTACCATTAACATGGCTCAAACTGGAATTAACATCGAGCTGAAAGATACCACACTCAGCCGGCGCCAGCCCTCCGTGGGCAATGCGGCGCTGGTGTACGGTATCAAAGTCTCGTCCGGATCGGTGAGCGCGAAACCCACACTTATCACGAGTCTGGATTCCTACACCGCTTGGGCCGCATCCGACGCTCCTGACGCCAAACTGCTCAACAACGATCCCCACCTGTTGGGAATGGTGACGCAGTTCTACGCCAAAGCCGGAAGCGGAACCTATCTGTGGCTGATCTTGGCGACCGGCGAAAAGGGGGATTTCGTTACGACCAATGCGGCGTACATCAAGCGCCAAATCCGCTTGACGCTGGAGGCCAACTACGACAACCGCCCCCGCATTATCGGCTGGTGCTCGCAGGCCAACGACGATGCCTCAGGGTGGGTCCCCACGACCACTCCGACCGTTGTAAAGGCCATCGAGACCATTCAGAATGCAATGTTCGCCGAGGGCATCCGCTTCGTGAACGTTTATACGTCCAACGTCGATGGGGCGCAGGCAAGTTCGGCCTCCAACATCACCGACCTCTCCACCTACGCGACGCCGTCGGTAGCGTACATGCCTACCACCACGCTCTACAACACTACGGTGGACAATCAAGGCAACATCACGGCCTACACCCCCATCAAGGATGTGGGAGAAGCCATCGGTATTCTGTCGGCTATCTCGGTCGCTGAATCCATCGGCTCGCACGAACGCGCGGCCGTGGCGCAGAAAGCGTTCTTCAACGACCCCGAAACCGTCGTAAGCGTGACGGAGGTAGACCCCTCAATCATCGACGCGCTGGGCAAAGGTCAGTATCTCTTTCACCGGCCCTATCCCACCGGCATCTTCTACAACGACGGCGCCACCTGCAACGACCCGACGAAGGCGTTGTCGCGGCTGGAGTTCGTTCGGCTTGGGAACGCCGTGTGCGACGATGCGCAGGAGTTCTTCTCGCAGATTCTGAACACGCAGGCCCCTGTTGACGCCAAAGGCGATCTGAGCAGGACCTACGCCACGCAGATCGAGAACAACTTCTACAATCTCTACTGCCAACCCCGCATCAGTCAGCGCCAGTGCTCCGGCATTCGCGTGACGGTGGCCGCTCAGGACAACAATTTCGTGTCCACGCGAACGATTCTGGTGTCCATCGAAATTCTGCCGTCGCCCAACGTAGACTGGGTGAAGGTAGGTGTTCTGTACGTATCAGCACTTTCGTAAAAATCAACGACTATGTACGAACCCTATATCATCTCCAGCGCGGAAGCTAAAATGAACATCACCCATCGCGGCCAGATGTTCGACATCGTAACCGGTGTCCAGCTCTCCATCTCCCGGACGCAGGACGTTCAGGAAATCTTCGCCATCGGCCGGTTGGAACCTATTGCCAAGAAAGTAATCAACAAACGATTTACGGGCAATATGTCCCTCCAGACCGGTGAGTACGAGACTATCCTCGACGCCATCAATGCGTCGATAACTACCGGCTTCATTTCATCGCTCACCGACTTGGGGAACTTCTCCATCGGCTGGACCCTCGAAATGACCGGCCTGATCGTCCCCCGCACGATCATCTACTCTCTGGATTCCTGCGCTATTTCGTCCGACGACTTTTCGGTGGACCGAAACAGCCCTGAAATCAACACTTCCCTCGCAATTCAGGGAATAGGTATTACCCGTTCAGTTTTACCGCTTTAACCCGGCAGGGGCGGTGAAAATCGCCCCTGCTATTTTTACTCAAAATTATGTCCGGACAAACAATTATTCAGAATTATACCGTCCGCTTGCGGTATTTCAAGCGAAGCGTAGCCCCTAAGGCTCAGGTGATCGAGCAGGAGGTTGAGGAAGATGTAGAAGTAGGTATGCTCTCCCGAACCTCCGCGGCGCACACCAATTTTGCCACTCAGCTGCTGATGCACGGCGCATCCGGCGATCTTGAGCAGCTGGCGCCTATCGCCACCAAGTTCTGCGAAATGATGATCGTAGACGACAAACAGCGCAAGGCCATCGTGAACGACGTTATGGCCTGCATCGACCTTTACGGCTCCGATCCGGTTCAAAAGGACATCGAGCGTTTTTTATCGCGCTGGGGTGTGGTGATGGGGCTTCTCGGAACCGCCGAGAACCCAGCCTCCACGAACGAATAAAGGAGTACGGCAGGAACGACCCCTTCCTGCTGAAAAAAGCCTTTATTTCGTATGTGTTTCACGAACCGATAACCACTCTCGAAACCCGGTTGTCGGCCGCGGACATCGACAAATATTCCGACATGGCCATGTGGGTGATCGACAACATCATCTACGCGCCATTCAAAGCCAAGAAATGATATGGACGGGCAGACCTATCAAATAAAGCTCAACATCAACGTAGACGATTCTCAGCTCTCGAAAGCCGAGCGGCGCATCCGGGACCTCGAAAGAGGACCCGGCGCCGGGCGCGGCGGGAGTATGGCCGGCTCAGGTGGCGGAAGCTACTCGAATATCCCACCGGCTCAGCGAGCCTACTATCGGGCATTATCCCGTCGCTTTGCCCAGACGCCGGGGATGTCCAACGAAGGTTTTCTGAGCAATGTTAACCGGTTGTATCATCGGTCGGATGTTTTTAAGCGCGCCTTCTTGGGCAATTTGGCCAGTCTTCCCGGTGCACTTCGCAATCTTTCCAACTTCGGATCAGTCATCGCATCTGTCGGAAGAATAGCGGCCGGAGCCATAAAACCTCTTGGCGCCATTGCTCCATACCTCACCCTGATAGGGGGTGCCGCTATTGCAGTGAAGGGTATGGATATTCTCCTGCGCGGATCGGCGTTGCGTTTTGGTAATAATCTGCTCAACAACCAGAATCTGATCGAAGCCGGATCGAGTGTCATGCAGTTCGAAATGGCCCGTAAAGGGTTGGGGGCGGCCTATGAAAAATCCTTTCAGGAAGCGGGTCGCTTAGCGGCGGAATATGGATTTAGCCGCACGGGTCTGCTCAACTCCATGAACATGTTTACCGGCTTGAACGTAGGAAATCGAACGTTAAGTCGGGAAGAGGCCACCCGCATAGCCATGCAGGCAGGCAAAATAGCCCATGTGGGCGGCGTTCCCTTCGAGCGCGTCAACATCAACCTCCAGCAGTTGTTGGGACAGCCTACTCCCTCTGCGCGAGACCTTCGAGAGCTTATTCAGGCCGCCCCCATCATCGGAAAGATCGCCCAGCAGTCGATGGCGCGAAAGAACGTATCAGGGGATGTTTTCTCCTATCTGAAAGACAAATCCGAGTTGCTGAACGTCCTGAACGAGTTCGACCGCATGATCGAATCGAATCCGTTCATGAAGGCGCGAGGTATGGCTCAACTGTATAAGGAGAACGCATTCATCAAGATAGTGCAGGATAATGCGGAGTTTTGGCCCAAAATATCCCAGTCGTTGGGAATTTTCTACGACAAGCTGGCCATAGTTGCCAACCAATACATTCCCAAGTTGGCGGATTTTATCTCCCCAGAGAAGATAGGAACAATGATGGCCGATGTAGAAAGCGCTATTTCGGGTCTCACCAAAATATTCGGCGGCATCATGTCCTTCTTGGGTTGGGTGGGGCGATCGGTTCCATTTGGGCATTCCGACAAGTTTAATGTAGACGAAAAGTGGGTTCCGGGAGCTGGAGGCACTGTCAGAAAGGCATTTTCATTCGGGGATCGGTTTTACTATGACGCTCAGGGCAACAAGTACCCCGTGATAAATTCTGACAGTCTGTATGCGGCCCGGCAGCGCTCGGCGTTCCGGGATTTGGTAACACGGGACAGCTCCTACATTATCTCGTCGCTGGCGGCTCAGCGCGCTGGTTCCGCAGAGATGATAGGGGGCGTTCCTTACCCCAAAGCCGGATTTACTCCGACCTCATCCCAAAGAGCGGCCGCCATCCGAGAATTTCGAGCCAACTCCAAAAATTTCTTGCAAAATCCCGGAATGGTTCTCAAACCCGTTCAGACGGTAGACGGCAGCACCTATTGGGACATAGACTACGGGAAACTCTTCAATCAACTCAATCCCGCGGCCGGATTGGATGGTAATGGCGCCAACTTCTCGGCCTCAGACGGGCTTTCCGACATCACCAAAGGTGCCCGATCCCTGATTATCAACTTCAATCGGGAGATCGTCAGCATGCCTATCAGCATCGACAACGTGAACGACGGCGCCGACTTGGGCGCTCAACTTCAAGGAGCCTTATACGACAACATCATGCGCGGCTTGCAAGTCGCACTCAACAACGCAACCGGTGCAATGTAATGAATACCAGAGACCATCAAAATACGCAGGACACCTTCACCCAAGCCGCCACCCATCTCCAGCAGGCCGCCAGCTCCCCGGAGCAGATATACCAGCGGGCGAAGGATCAGGTGCTCGACGCCGCAGATGCGGTGTTGAACGCCCGAAAAATCGTGCTCTCGCAGGCGGGTATTGTTCGTGTGCTGATCGAAAGCCCCGGCGGCAAGATACGCACCGGCGACAACACCCCGGAAATGTCTCCGGCGCCGCTTTCCACCCAAGAGTATTCCACGTCCACGCATGAAAACGATGCCCAGCGAATCAGCGACGCCCTTTCCGGCCTGACGGATGATCCCATCGCCGACGCGATATTCGTGTGCGGGGATTACTATGCGCCGCTTTCGCTCAACTTCTCGGTGTCGGCTCAGAAAATAACCGACGAATCCCAGCTGGTGGACGGCATCAATATCGTTCAGCGGGTGGCCAAAGGCCCGAAGGTGGTGTCGGTGTCGTTCAACATCCAGCGCCGGGAAGCGCAGGAGGTAGAGGATATGTCGGCCACCACCATCCGGCGCCGCAATGCCCGCGGCGGGGACCCCACGCCGGTATACAAGCTGACGCGGTTTCTGGATGAACTTTACGAGAACGACGAGGTTTTTGCCATCGAGAACACGGTGCTTAATGATGAAATAGGAATCGGCTGGGCGTTCATCAAGTCCTACCGCTTCTCGCCTATGCAGGGCGACACCTTCGGTTCCATCAACTTGGTATTGCAAGAGGTGAACATCGCCGATCCGCTTCTCTACACCAATTCCGCCAACACGCAGGATTCGCAGTCCGTGCCCACAACCGTGAAATAACATGGCCGTCCGAAACATAACTGGAAACTATCTGATCTGCGGAAACGAGGTTTTCGTTGAGGGGAAGAGCATCGGCCAGTTCCAATCCTTCGAATCCGACGAAACGCGCGAGAACATCGTTGGAACCGCATCCATCGAGATGCCTTTCTACACCATAGCCGCGAAGGCCGCGAAGGAGGTGGGGCGCGGAAGCACCATCGCCGTTCAGCGGGTGGGTAAAAACACGACCACTTACGTTCGCATCAACCCGGACGACTGGAATATCAAGACCGGCGCCCGCATTCAGGTGTACGCATGGTATCACGACAACGCCGTCATCGGCCAGAAGTTCGAAAAGCGCCTTGAATTTGACGGATTCATCCGGGATGTTATCGGAGGGTTCCCGACGGTAATAAAGTGCGAGGATGCGGCATTTATGCTTCGATTCGGCACAGTTACGCAGTCGTGGCCCAAAGCCACTCCCCTATCCTCGCTTCTGCAACAGATGTGCGACACGGCCAACGCGGCGTTTGCGAAGTATCGCAAGGACAACAAGCTGACATACGCCTATCCCTCTCTGTTGCCGGACCCCAAATCCATGCAGAGCGATTTTGTGCTCAAACCCGCCACCGGAGTGTCGCCATACGATGTACTGGAGCGGGTGATCGTCGGCATGTATAAACTCTACGGCAATGTCCGCATCGAGAGCGACAAGGCGCGGGTCTACTGCGGACTCGGAATCTCGGAATCCGAATCCCCCACCGTGGAGCTGGACACGTCGGTAAACGTGATAGCTCGCGACATCGTGCCCTCGGACATGATGTTCCAGAATTTCCGCGTCATCGTCCGGTATCTGGAGGACGGAACCATGAAAACCATCGAGAAAGGGGCGGAAAACGGCCTTGTGTACGACCTTCCCTTCACGCCGGGCCGCAATGCTCAGCAGATGAACACCACGGCGCTGTCGGTGCTGGCCGGCCTGCGCGCCCAACGCAACAAGGGCACCATCACCACGTTGCTGTACCCCCTTGTTCGGCTCTACGACTACGTGAATTTCAATGACACCATCTTCAAGTCCCTGAGCGGCGGCTATTACGTCATCGGCCGCAAGGTTACCTGCGGAAAAGGCAAAGGCTACCGGCAGATACTGACGGTTACAAATAAGACATTTCTTTATCTGGCGAACTGATGAATCAAGGACAATTCATACGCAGTATGGAGGACTTCGGCAAGGACCTGCGCCGTCTGCTTGACGGCGTGAACCAGCCGTCCATCCTCTACGGCAACGTCGATTCAGTGAATGAAGAGGCCAAAACAATTAACGTTCGCATTGGTGATGCTGGACTAGCAATCCCGGACATAAGCCTATCCAATGTCATCGGCGGGGATGCGAGCGTTATTTTTTATCCCGCCGTAAACTCCGCGGTGATCCTCGGCATGCCCTACCAACAGCCAGAGAACGCTTTCGTGGTAAGCTTCACGCGCGTAGACAAGATCGAAGCGTCGGTAGGCGGATATTTTTGCAAAATCGACAAAGAATCCATATATTTGTCGAAAGACGGGGGCGGCTCCCTCACCATTTCCGGCGATACGGTCACCATGAACGGTGGCGCAATCGGCGGCATGGTGATCCCGGACGCCATAACCAATGCCATGAATACCTTCGTGTCGGCGTTCAACAGCCATAGACACGCCTATACATGGTCTGCGGAGGCCGGCGCAGGAGCTACGGCGCCCCCTTTGGAAAGCGTATCGCCTTTCAAGGCGGAGGATTATACGAACGACAAAGTACAACAGTAATGAGCGACATTATTTTCGATCTGAAAAACAACGACATCGGCACCTCCAACGGCGATTTTGCCGTTGTGGTCGATCCGTCGATTCAGAACGCCACGCTCATGTTGCTGAAAAACCCCGTCAACATCCTGCAACCTCAGTTCGGCGTGGGGTTCGAGACCTTCGCCCTGAACGCGCGGCCCGATTACGTCTCCATGCTGGCCGCCACGGCCAAGCGGCAGGTTATAAAGGACGGCGCCGACTACTGCGACATCCGCATCACCGAGGGCGAGAACTTCGGCGAATACAGCGTCTCGGTAGATGCCCAATACCCCGTCGCAGAACCCGATCCCGATCTTATCATTTCCACACCCCCGCCGCCGGACAAAACACAACGCAATATCGAGGTGCGCATAGCCGTGCAAGTATCCGGTGGTGATTTCGGGTATTTGTCGGATGTTGACATCAAGATCAACTACACGTTGCCGGATGGCACGCAGTCGGATTGGTTGTCGCCCACCTCGGTGGGGGAAATTCCGGATGATTCCGCGGCAGGCCATCATGATATATACATCTGGAACGGCGATAATGCGTCGCTCAAGCAGGTGACCATCAACGTTCAGGCCTCCAAAACCGGGTATCATCTCACCTACTCGCCGTTTTGGAATATCCAAGCCGGGAGCGATGACGCATACTTCGCAATCTCCATCGTAATACAAGCTGATTAGAGTATGGCAACTTACAAAGTAAAATCCGGTGATACGCTGATGGACGTGTGCTACAACACGACCGGATCACTGCGCGCCATCAACGACATAATGAACGCCAACGGCTTCGACACCTACACCCCGCAGCTGGAGGCAGGTCGCATCATCGAGGTGCCGGACGTGGTATACAACAGCGAAGCCGTATCGGTGGCCGACGCCCGGCCGTTCAACAGTGCATCCCTGCCTTTCGACAACCTGAGCATGCAGATGGAACAGCTGGAATTTATGCTGGGCGATGTCGGCTCCATCATCTACACCTTTGACGGATCGAAGATCGCGGGCAAATACCTTTCCCTGAATGCGAATAACAACAACGAAGGCTATGTGAACTGGGGCGACGGCACGCCTGTGGAGTATATCAAAAACAACGCGCCGTTTGGTCACAACTACGCCGCCGGAACCACCGGGGAGATTGTGGTAACGTTTCTTGGACGCACTGGGGCATTCTTTTTGGGTACTCAATCTTTCGATCAAGAAGCATTTAAGCAGTCCCTTATTAAAGTGGACATTACCAATGCCGACGCAGCGTGCCCATCCGGCATGTGGAGAAATGCCTTTGGGGGCTGTAATTATCTGGTGGAAGTTGTGGGTTCTTTTGCTGGTAAGCCGAACATTAAAAATGCCAACTCCATGTTTATTAATACATGGCGGCTTAATACTATACCTCCCCAAATGTTCCGTGGGTGCCCTAATTTGGAAGATGTAACGTCAGCCTTTGGTTTTTCTTATAATATTCCCAATGCAGACTATATGTTTGCGGACTGTCCGAAATTAATCGAAGCTACGCAGGTATTTTCTTACGTGAAATTCCCCTCGGCTGTATCAGCTTTTGAAAACTGCACCTCCCTAAAATCAGTTGTAAATTTATTTGCGAATTGTAGGCTATTAACGGACGTCACCGATGTTTTTAAAGGGTGTGCGAATATTCAGCTTGCGCTACGTGTTTTTCAAAACTGCGCTGTTCTTAACCCGCCTGTTAACGTTTTTGACGACTGCAAAAAGGCTTACAATTTTAAGGAATGTTATAATAATCTCCCCGCCGCTACCAATGAATCTCCCTATACTTTGGTCAACGGCCAGAAGGTTCATTTGTGGGAAAGAACCCCCGAATTAGGATTTGCGTTGCCTATCCAATACGACTTCTGTTTTACCGATTCCCCCAACTTTGCGGATTACGCCAACATTCCGGAAGCGTGGGGAGGACCTCCGAAAACGGAAAACAACGTGAAGTTGCGCTGTTGGCCGATGATGGCCCAGATAGTGGCCGATCCCACTACGATGGCTGGTGTAGTGTACCTGAACGGGGAGATTCTCGGTTACAACGTCGTGGAAAAAGACACGTCGGATCGGCTCGTCATGGACCTGCCGCTTCCGACCGCCATCACCAGCGTGGCCGGACTGTACGTGGTGTTCTATTCCGAGAACGATGCGATAATCGGCGGTTCGCTGGCGTTGGCAGATAACGTTGCGGCGCCGACGGAAGGGGCCGTCTACGAAACCTACTACAATGCCGGCTACGGCGACAACCTGCCGTCGATCTACCCCGTATTCGCGCCGAATAACGACCTTACGCCGGGCATTATCAACTCCTATTTCCAGCCCACCTACAACGTCCATATCCCGTCGCTGGGGGACTTTGAGGTCGTAGGCTCCGAGAGCGTTTCGGATGCGGTTGAAATAACCCTCCAAATCACCGAGCTGGGTTGGTCGTATTACCTATCCTCCGGAAGTGATCTGTGGATTGACATGCAACAAAAGCTGGGGACCGAGCATGGCATACCTCTATCGGCGCTCGCCGAGGATGGATGCACCCTCACGCTGTCCGTAGCAATCGAAAACTACGTCATGACGGCGCCGGCGATCGAGTTCAACACCATGCGCGGCTCCATCATGCCTATTCTGGATTTCACGTACGTACCTTAATTTAATGAAATCTTTATGACCACTTATGAACAAATAGTAGCCAACATCGGCAAAACCATCTCGTCGCTCACGAGCACCAGCAATTCAGCCATCTGGCGCCGGCTGGCCGCGGTATTCGCCGAGACCATCAATACTGTTCTCCTGAATCAGTCCAATTCGGAGGTTGTGATCGAGACGGCCGCCCGAACGTTGCGAGTCATGGGGAAGCAGTACTACATCGACACGGCGCTGGCGTTCCAAACCGGCGACAACTTGGTAGTCGTCGATCCGTCCAAATACGCCTACGGCTACGAAACGGTCGATCCGGCCAAGCAGATCATCAAGCAGGTGGCCATTCGTGTGGATGCGCAGAAAAACGTCATCAACATGCACGTCTGCACGCAGGATGCGAACGGCAACAACGTGGCCCTCACGGCCGAGCAGCTGGCGGAGTTTTCAAACTACATGACGGCCAAATCGGCATTCGGCATCAGCATGATGATCTCGTCGCCGACTCCCAGCATCATAACCACCACCCAGCTCTTCATCCGCTATCTGGACACCTACTCGCTGTCCCAGATCAAGAACAGCGTGAAGGAAATCCTTATCACCACGCAAGGAACCCTGCTCGGCGACTCCCCGGTGTTTGTGAACGACATCGAAACCGCCCTCGCCGGCGTGCCGGGCGTGCGCGACGCCTACTTCGTGGGCATCACCTGCGACGGCGCCGAGCCTACCAACGGCATTCTGACGCCGGCATCCGGCTACTTCAATTTCAGCGCGGCACTGCAAAACCTGACTGACATCGTAGTATTTAATCCCATCCGGTAATGCTTCGACATCTATCCATACCGTGGCTTTTGTTCAACATCCTGCGTCCGCAGTATGCGCTCAACCACGACTCCAGTCCGACGCTGAACGTGTTCTACAAGTTCCTGTTTTGCTGTCTGGCGCCGCTGTTCCCGAAGATCGAATCATACGAGGCGTGGTGCAAGAAATACTATGCGCTGGCGGCCAACGACGGCAGCTGTATTTCCATCCAAGCCTACCTGAATGCCTACTACGGGGACTTCGGGGAGATAACTGTCACCACGGCGCCGGTTTTCGACACCTTCATGTTCCCGTACAGCTCCGATATGTCGCTGGGCACCCTGATGTTCCCCTATTCGGCCGACATGTCGAAGGGCGTGGAGTTCTACCAATACGGTAGCACGGCGAATGCCCCGGTCGTGACCATCCCCGCCGGGCTTAAAAACGCGGACGTCTATCCGGACTTTATCGCAGACCTGAACGCTCTTGTGGCCTATGGAATCCAATATTCAATAGTTGTAAATTAAACTCCCATGTCTCTCGCCTCTATCCTCAAAGACACGATTCTGCCTTACGTGAAAACCATCGGTAACAACTGGTGGTGGGGATTCGTCGGCCACTTCGCTCCCATCGGGCCGCTGGTCCTTGTGATGGTATGTTTCATCATGACGGACTTCGTCATCGGCTGTCTGGCATCCTACAAACGGGTGACCGCCGCTGGGAAGCGCTGGTGCTTCTACTCCGACGCGGCGTGGCGCACGATCTACAAATTTGGCTTCTGCACAATGGCGGTCGCCGGATTGTATGTTATCGGGAATGACGTGCTGGGCGCGGACTTCGGCGCCGACCGGCTTCCCAATATTCTCTGCGCGATGGTATGTTTTACGGAGCTGTGGTCCTTTTGCGAAAACGCGGCCTATCTCTCTGGTTCGAAACTGTTCTTGTGGCTCCGGCAGTTCACCATCAACAAGGCGAAGCGCTGGGACGAGGACGTGGCCAAAGACATGGAGGACTTAATCAAAAAGTAACGATATGAAAAGATCAGAATTGCTTGCCGAAGTTCAGAAAAACTTCAAGATAACAGAGCTGGTATGTCCTCATGTCTACCAGCGCGACGGCGAGAAGGCATGGAGGTATTTCTCCAATGAATTTCTCGAAACGCTCGTGGCCATCCGCAACATCCTCGGCCTTCCCATGACCATCAACAACTGGGTGGGCGGCGGTCAGTACAGCCAGCGGGGCCTGCGATGCAACATCTGCGATCTGGTGGCGTCGAAAACCCGCTCCGGCTTGCTGTATGTCTCGGCTCATATGCTCGCGCAGGGGTTCGACTTCTCCACTACCATCCCCTCTCACAACGTGCGGGAAATCCTCAAAAAAAACGCATCCAAACTTCCCTATCCTATCCGGCTGGAGAAAGACACCTCTTGGGTGCATGTCGATCTCTACCGCGTAGACGACAAGAAAAAAATCACCGAATTTAACGGTTAACCAACATGGCAACAATCAAGAAATTCATAGACACTTCGAACGGAAACCGGGTGTTCGTGTCGGATATAGCCGCGATGGCTGATACGGTGTTCGGCATGATGGGCGCGTGGCCGTGCCCGATCCCCTACTGCATTTTGAAGGGAGTGATAGGCCCTCAAAACACCTCCCTGCGAATCAACAAGGGCGGCGGTGTGCTGATGTACGGCAAGTTTTTCCCAACCCCGAACGGAGATACCCTTTCTATCCCGAAGGGCAGCTATCTGTATGCCAAAGCCCAGAACGACACGGCAGAACCCCGAACCTCGTCCACGGG